CAATGACGGCGTGGACAGTCTGAAAGGCGATGATGATTTTACCCCTTTCCGCAACATTATGAAGAACATTGCGCATTCAGGAAATGTGTTCCATTGTTTCACGCTTATTCGACACAGGGAGCAGACGCGGCTGCAAGATTATTCGCACCCATGATAGGCAGAACTTGCTTAACAGAGTTCCAACGTTCAAGCCACATCAAGGTGTTTATGAACAGGTAAAACGGCTGCTCGTCGTCGGCTGTGATGAACTCAAGGCCGCGGTCAAATGCGTCGAGTACAGCGCCTATCATGGTATCCCAGTCGTGCGCTATGCGTGAGTAGTCGGTGACGAAAATGGCGTTTGCGCCTTTCTCAGCGGCAATCTCAAGCGCTTTGTTCCAGCCGGGACGCTGACGGGCAATGCCGTTTCCGCATTCAAACACCTCGCCAACGATGGTCATATTAGACAGCCTGGCCAGCCCGCGCAAGCGGGCGCTTTGCTTCTCAAGGGTATTGCCGCTGTCGTCCTGCGACGCAGTGCGGCAGTAAATGACTACGCGGTATTTTTTCCTCATGTTCTTTCTCCTCATTACACCGCACCAACAAAGCGGTAGTATACAGTGATGTCCTGATGCTTCTGACCGTCAATCACAGAGCGTTCGCCAATCTCGATATGGTCAATAAGCTCATCTGCAGTCTCGCGGTCAAGCTCCTGCAAGCAGAGCCGCCGCCGTATGGCGTCTGCACAGCGCTGTGCTTTGTCCGATTCGCGCTCAGACGCGGACAGCTCCGCGTCTATCCGTTCAAGACGTGCCGCTATTTCCGCGCGCTTGCCCTCGCACCTGCCTATGAGGGAAGTAAACGACGCCTCGCTTATGACGCCGTTCACCTTGTCCTCATAGAGCTTTGCCGCAATCTGCTCAAGTTCCCACACGCGACGCCTGAGCGCCGCAGCTTCCTGCTTCGCATTTCCAGACCGCACGCCGCTGATGGCAACGGCCTGCTTTTTTATTCTCTCAAACACCGCGCCCGCGTCAAGTTCAACTGCCTGAGCGTGAGTCTTGATCTCCGTGAGCACCAGCTCTTTCAATCCTATCTCGTAGACACGGTGCCTTGAGCACAGGCAGCGGCCTGAAGATAGATAGCGCGAGCAACAGTACGAAGTGTACCGCTTGACGCTGCCGTCCCTGCGGCGCTGCGTCTCGCGGTTGGCCACCATCGGACTGCCACAGCCGGCACAGACCAGCTTGCCGCTGAAAAGTGCTGGCGTAGGAGGCGCATTATTCTCGCAGCGCGCTTTCGCAGCTCGGTTGATCTCCTGTACGCGATTCCACACCCCGGCCGAAACTATGGCCTCGTGCGCATCCTCGTGGATTATCCAATCGGATTCCGGTTTGCTGACGTAGGTCTTGTCCTTATACGAGCGCGTACCAGTCCTGTTCTGGACGAGTTTGCCTATGTAGACAGGGTCACATAGAATGTTCTTTACAGCAGTGTATGTCCAGAGCTTTGAGAAGCGGCAGCTGCCATTTCCATAGTGTATGGCCCAGTACCAGCGCGGGGAGAGTACGCCCTCGGTGTTGAGCGTGGCGGCAATCTTGCCGTAGGCCATACCCGCCTGACGCTGTTCATACATTCTCCGCACGACTGCCGCGGCGTCCTCGTCAATGACCAGCTTGTGCTTGTCCTCATCGCTCTTGCGGTAGCCGTATGGCGCATACGCGGCAAGGTACTGGCCACTTTTCATCTTGGCGCGAAGCACGGATTTTACCTTGTTGCTCAAGTCTTTTAGATGGTAGTCGTTCATCAGGCTGCGGAAGTGAAGCATATCCGTGCTGTCGCCCTCTGTGTCCAGGCAGTCTAAGACGGAGACGAAGCGGCAGCCAAGCGCCGGGAATATGACATCGGTATAGCGTCCCACTTCCACATAGTCCCGGCCTAAGCGCGAGAGGTCTTTGACAAGTATGAGGTTTATGACACCAGCTCGTGCATCCTCCAGCATCTCCAAAAAACCGGGCCGCTGAAAGTTGCCTCCGCTGTAGCCGTCGTCCTTGTACGTCCTGACCTCTATCCAGCCACGGAGCATCACAAACTTGGAGAGCATCTCGTACTGGTTTTCAATACTCACGGACTCGTCGCCTGGGATGTAGTTCTTTATTTTCGCAGGATTCGCTGCGTCGTCCCGGCTCAAGCGGCAGTAGATGCCTACCTTATACGGCTTGCTCATACTGTTCACGCCTTTCCTCTGCAACAGCATCATCTACATTGCCAACGTAGCGGTAGTATACCTTTACGTCACGGACACGGACGCCCCTGACCTTCTGCGCCTCTCCAACCTCTATGCGGTCAACAAGAGCAAAGAGCATGCTTTCATCCAGCTTTGTTATCTCGGTGTACTGGCGTATAATCTCAGTCCAGCGCCCTGCGTCCTGCCGGTTTTCCATATGGGCTTTCAGCTTGAGCTCTAGCTCCGGAAGGGCGGCGGCTTTCTTGGCGCGCTCAGTCTCGTACTTGCGTATGAGAGTCTGAAAAACGGATTGTGGCACAGTTCCGCTGTACTTGTCCTCGTAGAGACTCTGCATGAGGCGCTCTAACTCATCCAGACGTGTCTTAACGGCTTTAAGCTCCTGTTCACAGGAGGTGCGGTGGCTTTGCGCCTCCTTGTCCTTGAGTCGCAGAATATGTTGAGCAAGCATCTCCGGGTCATGCGCGGCGAAGCGTGCCTTCTCCCGTATGTCCTCAAGGACAATTTGCTCGAGCACGTTTTCGTAGATAGTGTGGATAGTGCAGGCGCTCTTACCACTGCGGGCGTAGTTGCCGCAGATAAAGGAGCTGTAGCGCCCTGGACTGCCGTCCTTATAGGTGAACTTCTCCGTGTGGTTGCGCATTTTGAAGCCGCATTCGGCACAGTAGACGAGGCCGGTAAAGACACTGCGTATACCGTCAGACGCCGCGTTCTTGCGGACACGCTTCTGGTCTATGCCCTGCACGGTATCCCAAACATCCAGCGAAATAATGGGCTCGTGCGTACCCTCGACGCGAATCCACTCGTCCTCGGGTTTGCTTATTAGCTTTTTATTCTTGTACGACACAGTGCCGGTTTTGCCCTGTACCATGTTGCCAATGTAGACCTCATTACGAATAAGATGTTTCACCGTCTCTCCGGCCCACTTGTGATTGACGCGGCGCGGGTCGGCTTTGCCCCTGCGCTGGTAATACAGCATTCCCGGAGAAGGTATGCCCTCCTCGTTTAGCTGGGCTGCGATGCCTGTGAAGCCCATGCCTGTTGCACGCATGGAGAATATACGCCGAACAATAGGCGCAGTATCCTCATCAATGACCAGATGGTGCTTATCCTCGTTGTCACGCTTGTAGCCATAGGCGGGATAGGTACCCATGAACTTGCCGTTCTCGGCGCAGGCGCGCTTGACGGCCTTGACCTTCTTGCTCGTGTCGCGGCTGTAGAACTCGTTAAACAGGTTCAAAAAGCACATGACGTCCGTGCTGCCGTTGTTACTTTCCGTATCCACTCCATTGTTAAGAGCCACAAAGCGGCAGCCTATGGAGGGGAACAGATAATCTGTGTACTGTCCTATCTCGATGTAGTTGCGCCCAAAGCGGCTGAGGTCTTTGACCAGTATGAGGTTGATACGCTTCGCCTTTGCATCCTCGATGAGACGCTGTACGCCAGGCCGGTTGAAGTTCGTACCCGTGTATCCGTCGTCTATGTAGACGTCTACCTCGTTCCAGCCCATCTGCCGCACATAGCTTTGCAGCAGCAGCTTCTGGTTCTCGATGCTGACGGATTCGCCGTCGCGTTCATCGTCGTTTGAAAGGCGGCAGTAGATGCCGACGTTGTATGTCTTTTCTGTCATTTGTTTTTAACCTCCCGACTTCGTATTCATACCTCGTGCGGCAAGATGGCTCTATGCACATGATAGCGCCGTAGCCATTGCCGCGCAAGGATGCGGTCAGGAGGGTCAAACTGCAGAGGCGCTTGAAACAGGCTCGTTCATAGCCCTGCGCACGGCGAGCTGTTCGAGGGTCTTGCCCAAATCCTTTTCGCCGGTAAAAATACTCGTCACGCGGTAGACGGTATTTCCTATTCTGACCTCGCGGTAAGAGGCCGTTGTTTTCTTTTCTTCACAGAAGGCTTTATCCATGAAGATACCTCCCTGTATTTACACCCCACGGCATAGTAATGCCGTGGGATAATTTGTTTCTCATCGTCCCGCCGTATTTGCCACGCGCCCCGGCGGTATGGGGGTTACAGGAGCTGCTTTTGGCAAAGCTGTCTCAACTCCGCAATGCCGTCCTCACGAGCACCGCAGGGCTGCCCCCAAGTCTACGGGAGCGCTTGCGCG